GAAGACCAGTCCCGCCACCCATTTCAGCAAGTCCTGTTGCACCACCTGATAGAAGACCAGTCCCGCCACCCATTTCAGCAAGTCCTGTTGCACCACCTGTCGTTAATCCAGTCCCGCCACCCATTTCAGCAAGTCCTGTTGCACCACCCGTACCGGATAGAAGTCCAGTTCCAGCGCCAGCAGCAGCAGCCTCTAACCCACCAGCAGTACCAAAGGCACCATTTGAGGCTAAAAGAGCGTCTAGACTTGTCAACTCACCCGCAGCTCCTGCACCCGCAGCGCCAGCCTCTAACCCGCCAGCAGCACCCGCAGCGCCAGCGCCACCAGCGCCAGAAGCCCCCATTAGAGCCGAACCACCGAAGTAAGTAGCCGCAAGCAGCGCTGCTGTCTCAAGATAGGGTGTGTCTGTCTTGTCAGATATATACGCTCCGATAGGGTCAGTCTGATACTTGTACGCATCCTCAATTGACGGGAGTCCGTGCTGTGCTAACCACCCACCGGGTTTACCCGGTTCACCTACTGTCGGGTTCGGTTGTGCATCAGGACCAAGAACTGTCGGGTCAGGTTGAACATTAGTACCATACTGAGTGTTGTAAGCAGTAAGTGCTTCTTTGTACGCCTGATCACGCCTAGCCTTTTCAGCTTTGGTATCGTCTCCTGTGTTCCAGCGCCATATTGAACCAGCCGGTTCTCCTGGGTGCGTAGACGCTAACCAGGGCTTGTAGTCGTTATGATACCACTCACTATAGGTATCCATCCATGTTGGGGGCGGTGGAGGCGATTGCGTAGCCATCAATTACTCCTGTAAAAACTGAGGCACACTCGATTTAGGTCTACCTCGCTTCAACATTTCTTTGAAGGGCGTTTCTTGCGATTCATCTTGGACGGTTTTGACGGTTTCAACATTTTTAACTTCCTCATACCCTTCATGTTGGCGAAGACCTGCAATGTCGTCCAGATTAGTGAACGACACGCAGTTTCCTGAGCGTTTACACCGGAAGGTAATCATTACCAACTCGGACGACCAACGATGAATTTGCAGGTTGTAGATGCCAAATCGATTGCTCCGGCGCTGTTATTCAGCAGCGTCAAAGTAACGACATTAGCAGCAGTAACCGCACCATACACAACACCATCAATGGTATCGACACCCATCGACACACCCAGCAACATATCACCTAAAGCAACACCGGGGACCGTCACATCAACTGACGCGAACGTACCAGAGCCGGTAGCAGCATTTCCAAAGTTGACAGTTTCAGTAACTACCCATAGTTCCTTGAACGCACCTCGGAACTGTTTTGTTCCTTGATCTACTATAGCCATGATTAACCTCTTTATTTCAAATGATTTACCGCGTTAGGTCTGATTGTCATAGACCCTCCTAGTTATTAGTCTAGAAGGGTATCAAAGGTTAATCAGGAAGGAACAATTATCGCAAGTGCCGCGTAGTCACGTAATTCTTTTACGCCGTAGATAGCATCAGAAGTCACCAGAGTACCAAGATACTCTTGTTTATACTGTGACTGAGTGCGGATACCCTGCTGTTCAGCAAGTACCATAGCGTCTTTGTGCAGCATCAGGCACGCACGGTACTTTGTATCTGACGGTGAAGACGTGGTCCAGTCTACAGTAGTACCCAACTCGTCTACGTAAGAACCTGTAGGTGCCGTAGCAGAGAACGTAACAGACTGGGTGCTGGTGATACTGTTAACGTGAATGAATGGGCAGTTGGTCGATGTGAACACCTCCACACCGTACAGATTACCCAAACGGCCAGTCTTGATGACAGAACCATCGCCAACAAACGCTTGCTCAGTGAACCGAGCAATACCGCGCAACACAGCAGCTTCGACAGGGGGGATCACGAACGACAGTTCAGAACTGTTAATGTCGCTGTCTTCCAATGTCTGGATAACTTTGCGGATACCTACGTCTGTCAGCGCAGTACCGTTACCAGGAGTGGCACCAGAGAACAGGGTTGTACCGTCGCCGCCAATGACTGCCTTTTCATAGGCTGCTGCTGCCGTGATAGTGCCACCGTTGAATCCAGCCCCCAATAGGTGCAGGTGACGGTCAATACGCTTTGCAAGCGCGTAGCCAGCATCTGATGTGTAGAACTGGCGCATAGACGACAGTGCCTGCATTTCTGCGATGTCTTCGTACAGTTTCGAGTATTCAAAGTGCTTGTCGATCAGAACGTCCACAACACCAGCAGTGTCAGCAATTAGCGTGACTTGGGTGTTTGCTGCTTTGGCGGTAGCATCACCCCGGGCGGGTACAGGAAGGTGGAGAGTGTCACCCTTTTTGCCTTTGAAAGACATTTTGGTGACGAGATTGCCAAGGACTAGTTTAGCCTTGTAAGTAGCAATTACCTCGTCAGACCATTGTTCAGGAATGAAGTTGGCCGATGTAGTAACCGTAGTTTGATTTGAACCGAGTGCCATGTTAGGCTCCTAAAAAGTCATCGAATACGACCCTCTTGGTATGCCAAATCAATTTCATCTTGACGAGCAGCATACGCGGATGGGTCACGTAGTTTCAGTTGGATGAGGTCAGCCCGTCTATAAACCTTCTTTCCAGACTCTCCGGAACCACCTGAATCTACTGATGCCGACCTGAGCGACTTTAACCGCGCTTGTGTGTCTGCTTCAGTAACCTGATGACTTCGTTTGACATTCAATTGCTTGAATGTCGAGAGTAGTTCGTCCGCTGCGTCAACGTCATATGCTTCGGCCTGCTGGTACAACTGTGAGCGTATCTTGCTGGATTTGACCCAGTTCGAAAACTCCACATCCTGAACTACTTGTGTAAAGTCAGGGTGCATCTGTTGTAACTTCTGTGCCGCTGCCATCCTGTTCGCCTGCATTGCGTACTGCTCTGCTGCTAACACCTTCGGATGCTTATCAACCGCCTGTCGAACCGCCTCTTGAGGGTCTGCAAAAAAATCAACTTCTGGCTTTTCTTCAACCACCACTGGTTTCGGTTGCAGTTGTGACCTAAGTAACTCGTCGGCTAATCGCCGTACCTCTCCGACCTCTCTGGCTTGACGATCAATTAGCTTTTCAGCCTCTTGGTGCATCTTCACCACGTCTTCGATAGCTTTGTTGCGGTATTTTTCTGGAACCTCAACCGCTGAGGGAGTCTCCTTAGCTTCTACCGCCGCAATTTCCGAGTCTAAATCCTGAACTTCTGCCATATATTTCCTTTTCCTGCCCAAATGGGTTGTCAGGGTTAATCAATGCACCGGGGGTAACCCCTTTATCGGTACGCTGTTTATATCACGAATTACGCCGAGAATCAATACGATGTTTATCTTCGCGTATTTTTGCCCATCGATCAGCAGCTCCTGGGAATGCCCCTGTTATTCCCTCAAGACGTACTGTAGGCATCCCCCGCTGTTTATCCATCACTCCACCGCAGGTACATGTCATAAACGCGGCATCGGTGAACCGCTCTTGTACTGCGTCACAGCGAAGGCACTTGTAGTCATTTAAGGTCTTCATACGCTCCCTCGCTGGTGTCTTTGAGTGATAACAACCACCGCATCATAGATATTTCGCCACGCCTAAAATGTAGTGTCTTCTCATCCTGGATCGAAGATATATCGTTAGTTGATTTCATCATAATCTGAATATCCTCTATGAGTTGTCCCCATGCAGGTGTACCCATCATCAAAAGGCGGTCCTCATAATATTTTTGAAGATCAGGTGTCATATCCATGTGATTTTACCCCAATGTTTAGATATAGGCCTTGTTTCCAGGCACATTGCCGTGGGTGGTGTGGGTCTAGGAAAGCAAATCAGCAGGCCATCCAGCGGCGATACCAGCAGCGGCAATGGCGTTGTTTCCAGCGTCATTGGGGTGCAGTCCATCGGTAGACCACAACGGATTGCGCCACAGCCCAGTAACAGGGTCTTGGCTGACCCCTTGAACGTCCCAAATAACATCGGGACCGTCACCAATTCCTAGATTCGCAAATTGGAAAGCACGCATCGGAGCCGAAGTTTCCGCAATAGCAGTATTTCCAGCATTTACCTGATTTGTTGTAGTTGTCTGGATAATCTTTCTATACCCAAGACTCCTGAGATAGGACCACAGCAATAGTAGTGATCCTTGGTTAGCTGAGTTCCTGCCATGCTCACAAATCGCTATATCCCCTCGGGCCAAAAATGACCTTCCGTAAGCTGCGCCAGCTGCACCGGGGTTCCCTGGTAGTTGCGTTTGATTTGTCCCTTGAATACATCCCGAGAAAAAAGGTACACCTGCATTTCCAGCGATCTGCTCAAGGAATGAGAGTGTGGTACCAGTGACACCAAAGCCGATAGAGTCTCCCCAGAAATCTACCGTTGGTTTGCGAAGTGCCTCAGAACAATCAGTTTCTACCATTACAGGTCTGAAGAAGTTCATCTGGAAAGCGGAGGAGGTCCACGGCGTAGTACCCACTGCTATCGCAGAAGCATCTGATCCATAATTGTCTTTTCCCGACTCCCATGCGCCTGCTGGCGTAGTAGAGATGGTGCCAGTTACTGCCCCACAGAGTGGCATATTAAATGCAGCCCCACCAGCAGTACCATAAGTCTTGATATACAGCACATCATTTACTTCGCAGGGCCAAGTAATGTAATCAGTACACCAAAATGCACCGCCGCCAGCAGGTACAGGGTATGTCGCTGAACCGTTAAAACGCAGCGGGATTTGCTGGATAGCTGATCCGTTTTTTGCGGGTAATTGCACATACCCAGAAAGGTTGAACGCTGTAACTGTGTTAGTCGGAATACCGTTGGAAAACCAGATACGAAACCGCCCAGCCCGGCGCACAACTTTATGCGGGACGAGGCTGTTGAAGTCGGTAACGCTTCTCACGCCCCCAGTCTCGCCACCATATTTTGCGCTGACCGTGAAATAGGTCGTAGGTCTCCATGCCAACCCACCACCACCACCAACACTCACAGTCTGCCCGTTAGCCATCAGGGTCGTTACCCCGTTGACAGTAGTTGCTGTGACAGGAGTGGGTACGTCGTTAGTATTGTCTGAGGTGTAACTACCGTTTCGGGTACATGAAATTGATAAAGTGACGTTCTGGTTAAATGGTCCAATCACTACACTTGGAGCGTCCAGTCGGATTGTCCAACCCGAACCGTATGTCGGAGTAACTACGCAGCTACCACTACCAACAAAAGTGATTCGGTCATCCTGGTCTAATGTGAGTGCTAAGACTTCACCAGATACAAAAGTAGTCATGATACTGTGTCCAATCAAAATTATTAACTGATAGGATAGTGGGTACTAATACAATCCATCTTATCAGAGCGGTACGATAGCCTTCGAATTTTCTAGCTGCTTGTCGTGCATCTGCATTGCAACAATTTGCTTCTTTGATGTCACTTCTTCCTCTTGGAGCATCAGTTCAGCAACCTTTACGCGACGATTAAACTCAGCATTTGGGTCTTGAGACGGTAAGTTCCGCGAAATCGACGATAAAACCTTAGCTTTTGTTTCTTCTGGCGCAAGTTGAGCCTCAACAGTCGTTTTCTGTGCGTTTGCCCGTTCATTTTGCACCCTAGCGTCAAGTAATTCCATTTCTTTTTGCTGTTGAATTTGAACCATTTGTGCCTGTTGTGGGTTCGGCTGGCTTGCCTTCGCCATTTGCTGCAACATTTCCTCGCGGTTACTCAGAGACGAGTTTTTCACGATACCCTGCATCAAAATCGAAGTCAACGGGCTGTTTGCACCCAATGTCTGAATCAGGAACGCAAGCTGTTTCTGCTCATATTCTCTAGCGATGATCCCCAAGGTGGCCGTTGGCAGGATTTTCGCGTTTACTGAGGGGTAGCGTTCAGGGTCAAACTGCATGTATCGCCATGACGCCTTGTTGATGAACGGAATAATGAAGTCCTCTTGGATATTGACCAATGCGCGCTTGTACTTCTTAATAATCGTCGCTGTCGCCATGTCCAGACCACCCGCATCACGACTAACCTGACTAACCTGACCGTTGGAGTCCACCGTACCAGTTGCCATTAACAGCATACGCTCGAACTCTTTGCTGGTGTTCATGGCCGCACCGTCATTCGTACCAAACTGGAAAGGATAGATGATGTCCTGTGGTGCACCGTTGGTCATAAACGCCTTACCCGGCTTGACTTCGAACTTAGCCCCTCGTGGTAAACGTGTGGCATCCATTGCGATCATAGGGCTTACTGTCAGCGCCAGTGAGTCCATATGACTACGCATTGACCCATCAATCGCCATCTGCATGTTAAACGCCTTCTCCACTGTCCCGCGACCAAGCAAACGGTTTGGTACAGTATCGTCCTGATACGTCAGCACAGGGCGATCCTTCATCATGTAGGGCGACTCCTCTGCCTTCAACAGTAGCTCACCATTGGCGATCACCACAATCGCCTCAACCATGTCAGAGTACTCCTCTATCTCGTCGCTGAACTCGACCGTCTCAGTAATCTCCCCCACTAGGCACTCTCTAGGAACCAGACCATAGTAGGTCATCAACAGAATCTTGTTATCTTGGAAGTTGATAATCTCCTGACTTGGTTCGAGACTATCATCTTTATACAATGTGCCTATATCGACGTTCTTGTATTTCCCCGATGCAATGCCTTCAGCGACCTTGTGTACTGATACATACCGTTCAATCGCGACCCCCATACAGTCGTCCACACTGATACCATTAGGGTCAAATAGAAAGTTTTTCGGGTTTACTGGTACTAGGCGTACAAAGGTGCGTTTGCCCTCCTTTACCCCATATGCCTGTGTCTGTCGATCCATCGGGATACTATGAGGAACATATGTCTTCTCCTCTCCTACGATAATCTCACCAATCCCAGTACCGTAAATCTCTGCCATCAGCTCAATGTGATCAATGGACTTACGAATCTTATCGCGTTGGAAGTCCTCGTTCAGATTCGCCTTCAACCGCTCAGCCTCTGGTCCCTCGATATCAAAGAACTCACCCTGACCAAACACAGCCTCCATCACCTCAGCGTGGCGTGTCTCCACTGCCTGCTGAGTGGCAGGACTGATGACACGGGAACGCTCACTTTGCCGACCTTTGTCCTCTGCTGCCCACTTACCTGAAAATATGCGCTCATAAGTTGACCATTGGTCCATGTGATTCTGATCACGGTACTGCCGCCAGCGGTCAGTGTGATCAAGAATAAACTCTACCAAGTCTTCATCTGATTCAGTTGGTGTGTAGAAGTTTGTCTCAGGTTCAACATCTTCACCATCGATGATTTGCGGGTCTGCCATATACCATACTCCTAGGATTAGCGTGAGTGTACTACAAGGTGTTAAATTCCGGCAGTCTCATCTAGAGGCTCCCACTCCTCATCATCAGTCTGTTTGGAATAAGTTGTTGTAACTAAATTCGCAACAAGGCTCAAAGAATCTATCAGATCATCATGTGACTTCTTAGACGGAAACGACACATACTCCTTCTTAAATTGTGCCCAGTCTTCTCGTTTGTTTAACGTAATGCGGCCATGTTCAAACAAACCCTGAAGGTTGTAAGTGATTCGATTCTCTTTCGATCCACTGATCTGAATCTGCTCAATATGGGCAAAGACATTGTTCTTCCTCATTAAGTCGCTCAAATACGGCATAAGCGCCCTGGCAAGTGACCCTCGCTCAACCCCTACTACCATAGGCTTGTGGGTGCGAATCGCCAACAGTATGCGTACAGCAGTTTCTCGTACGTCCCATCGACCATAGTCGATCTTCCTCACGAACCATTTGCCATCGTCAGTGATTGTTACTACAGCAATAGCGGTGTTATCAAGGTGCTTCTTTTTACTCGAGTCAGCCACGTTCTCAAAACCAGCGGGGTCAACTGCGATAAACGTGTCTCCATCAGCAGGCGCCTTATCGCCGTACAGCAACCACGACTCCCTGAAGATATTCTCGCCCATGGTGTCGAATGACGCCTCGTACTCCTGAGCGAAGTGTGCGGTGCTGAGCGTCTTTCTCGCGGCCTCGATCTCTTTCGGGTCGATCAACTCATTGTCTCTAGTGGTGAAGTGCCATGACTGCCACTCTGGGTCACGGTTCTCGCCAGTACCAATCCCTAACTCGTACTGGTCTCGAAATTCTGAATCACCCGGCTCAGGTGTCCCAATAATCAGCGCCGTACCCTTCAAGTCAGATAACGCAGGGCGAATAATCAACGGCCACACATTGAGCTTAAAGTCCTTGGATTCATCTGTAACCACATGGTAGAGTTTGAAACCACGTAACGCATCGGGGTTATCACTACCGCGTATGCGCAGTTTCACGCCATTGACCAAAGTGATTTCACCATCGTTTACGTTTGACTTCGCCACTACCGAAGGGGCTAACGTGTTTAACAAGTCCCACATGAGGGTTTTTGCCATCCCATACGTGGGTGCTACGTAGAGCACTGTGGCATCAGTGTGGGTGCACTCAAGACCTTTCACGATCATATCGATACCAGAGAACCTAGTCTTACCACACCGACGACCAGCTACGACGACTTTAAACCGGCTCTTGGATGCCATGACCTCCTGCTGCCAGCGTAGTAGTTTGAATGATAGGTCAGACATCAATCACCTGCGATGGTGCTGTAGTCACGTAAGGACTCTCCACATTACTGAAAGAGATATTGATCACCGGCATAGGTGAACTACCAGCAGAAGACGTATCTTTACCAAATTTGTTAGGTGACATAAACGCCATCGCCTTTACCATCGTGTTCACTACCAACTTGTCACGCTCTACCTCACTCATGTCACCACCACGTGCAGCAGGTAGCAGATCATGGAGCATTAGATCGGCGGCTAACTCCAATGACTCCTGATATCTCTTATATCGACCAGAGTCCTTCTTAACCCACTTCATAAATTGTGCCTTACTGATATCTCGATTGTCATCGAGTATCAGTGAGTCGATAGCTCGTCCCTCCACAATCCCCTCCAATGCGCGCTCAAAGAAGTTCTCGAAGGTTAATTCTCTGAGAGTTAATTCTGTGCGGGTGGTTGGGTACGTTACCAGCGGTGTATCTGGTGCTGTAGGGGTTAACCAGTTGGGGATAGTTGTGGTTGCGATTGTGTCCATATGTTGGGTTATATCACGATGGGTTTGTGGTGTAAAGGTGCTAGTTGTCAAAGAATATATTAAGGAGTTCTAGTTTGTTTTCCGAAGCCAGTTATCAAGGAATCTGTTAAAGGGTTATAAGTTGTTTTCTGAGGCTGAGTGTCATATGAACCTTTATGCAATTCACTCCTAACCCTCCCCCCCCTGGCTGGCCGTGCCCCAGGAGCAGGAGCAGGTGCAGCAGGTGCAGCAGGTGCAGCAGGTGCAGGAGCAGGTGCAGCAGGTGCAGCAGGCACAGCAGGTGCAGCAGGTGCAGCAGGTGCAGCAGGTGCAGGTGCAGCAGGTGCAGCAGGTGCAGCAGGTGCAGCAGGTGCAGCAGGTGCAGGCACAGCAGGCACAGCAGGCACAGCAGGTGCAGGTGCAGCAGGCACGGCAGGCACGGCAGGTGCATTAACCCACCACTGTACACCCAAACAGTGTTGCTATCATATTTGATACGGATTCGCTATAAATAATGTAGCTATTTATTTGTTAAATATGATTTATAAACTATGAATCAGACAATGTATGTGTACGGATTGTTTGAATCAGAGAAGTTATACACAAGTAATGTTTGAATCAGAGAAGTTATACACAAGGAATGTTTGAATCAGAGAAGTTATACACAAGTAATGTTTGAATAAAATGCACAACCGTGCTTTCCGGCGTAGGGATTTTTGAATTCTCTTTTTTTAAGATTTCATTTCCACATGCCTGAATTTCTGTACATTTGTGCATTTTTATCATACTTCTTAAACACCCTTAAAAACCTCACAATCCAGACTCTTTGACTCAAACAATCAGTAAACACACTGGTCCGAGTCATACTCTTTGTATGGTAGGTGCAGCTGGTGCAGCTGGTGCAGCTGGTGCAGCTGGTGATGGCGCAGCTGGTGATGGCGCAGCTGGTGATGGTACGACTGGTGTAGCTGGTGCTGCTGGTACGGCTGAACTGTAACAATGTGTAACAAGTACACAAATCACAAATCTTGTGATGTACAGTGCATCCAGGTGATCGCAAAGCGCTTACCACCAACCCATCAGGAACATGTCATGTACTCCACTAAATCCATTCGCACCGCTTACAGCCGCCATCTACTGGCCGCGTGGCGTGGCAACTATGCTCCCATGCACTTTGCCCAGTTCGTGCGGACTGTGGCCTTCGCTGTGGCTTCGTGAGGGGCGCATCATGACAAACACTATTGACACACAAGTCACCGCTATCCTTGAGCGTGTGGGCGTTGCCTACACTGCAAGCTATCGCGGTGAACAGTCCGACGCCATTGGAGGTGCTCGGGTGATGGACGAATGGCAATGTGCTTTTACACCGACTGGCGCAAAGCCTCAAACATTTCAATTTTTTACTGGCTTAGGGCTTAGGGCCAAGCCTGACGCAACGGATGAACGGCAAGCCCGGTTTGATCTGCCTGGCCTGACCACAAAAGACATTGAACAGCGCACTATCTACGGTAGGCACTATCTGGCCAAGCTGGAGACCCTACGCAAGCCCCAAGCCCCTAGCGCCGCATCTGTGCTCAATTCGCTGATCCTTGACAGCTCAGCCAGCGCGCAATCGTTTGCTGACTGGGCTAGCGATTTTGGGTATGACACGGACTCACGCAAATCCCTTGCGATTTACGAAGCATGCCAATCCAACGGCGACAAACTGGCTGAAGTGTTTTACGGCAATAGTGAAGCCTTCGCATCAATCGCCGAACTACTTCAGGACTATTGAAATGAAATACTACATACAGCGTCGCGATGGCAAACAGTTAGAAACCGTTGATGAATTCGAGAATCGAAAAGAGGCACGCGCTATGCTAACTGAATATCGCATATCGGACAATTCAGCGCGCTATTACATAAGTATCCGTGCATGTAAATACTGGGTAACATCAAAATGAAAATAATACTAGAACGTCATACCTATGCGCCTGAATTAAATACCGCGTATGTCGGCCCTACACATAGCGCTATTCGTGTATCTGGATTGACTACTATCGGCGAAGTAAGGCGCGCGCTGTTTGCACCTTTGAAATATAGGGGTCGTCACGTTGTGATTAAGTCTATAAACTGTGCGGACATGCAAACCTACGATAGAACAGTATCTGGGTTTTGTCTTGACCTTCGCAGTTTACGAGGTGCACTTAACGTATTCAAGGCAAGACATTGCCTGCCTGGCGTTACTTATTCGATCACTACGAAACTAATAGGTTGACAGCACCAGACATAACGTATTTTCAAACAGTGCGTTATATCGGGGATTGTCCCATAACAAGGAAAACTATCATGTTTGAACTCGTCAAAGAAGGGCCAAAGAAGGGCGAACTAGTACGCCTACACATAGGCGTTACTGCATTGATACGCGACAACGTGGCACCGATAAACCGAAGCCGCACAGGATACGGGAAGAAGATGCCTACACAGTACCGCGTGAGGACTATTGATCAAAGATGGCGTAGGGTCTATTGTGTTTGCTATTCCAATAGCGGGACACTGTATGTCATGCACGGAAAAGACAGAACCATTGTGGAGTTACCGGAATGAAACAACTATTTTTTATTGAAATTACCAACTAGGGGGATTATTGATTATGTTACTTATCTTGATATGGGTGATGGTATTTATACTTGTTCAAATTTTAGAGGACTGATCATGAGAACATCTGATGAATTAGAACGTGAGGGAAAATTCGTAGCCTTTAGTGACTTCAGCAGTTACTTAGATTGGAAACAGTCCGGGCGTGTCAGATAATTTTCATCAGGGTTTGCCGACACTCTGCAAACGGCAGACATAAAAACCTAGGGGGCTTGTATTGTCACTTGACACGATACAAGCCCCCTAGGTTTTTATGTCTGTATTTTGCTTTACAAAATACCATGTGCCTAGATAGGTTAGTCCATAGTTGATGGATCATACCCTTTGACTAACTTTCGAGATACGTCAAACCCCTTACGCCGAACAAGTGCCGTACTGGCATCTTGCCTGCGTTGTTTGGCTTTAATGATGCCTAATCGATGTGCGGTATTCTGCTTCGCCAGCTCTGCGTTAATTGCCCATGTCTTACGATCCTTGTGATCATTGATGATCGTTACCCATTTAGCAGTCTCTAGCGTTTCCATGGCATCGCAAATCTGTTGGTTGACTACATACCTTGGTGCATCCGTAACACGTCGTTCTACAAGCCTTCTAAGGTCACTAAGGGTGATAGTTTCTTGTTCACCTGACAACTGGACGATTTTTTCAGTCAGATAACTTTCCAAGCTGTTGTCAATCATTCCTGCTGTTTCCCCCAGTGCGTATCTATACGCTGGTACGACATAGGTCTGAACTATTTCTATTGCCCTGGAAACAGTATCTGCGTTTACTGTAGACCTGTATGGGTTTTCCATCAGGTGCATAATTAGTATTATTCTCCCTGCGGTGCCTTCCAGTTTTCCGAAGGCTTGCATAAACACTGGTACTGCATGGAGTAACCTCTCATCACGCTTAGTCTGTTCGTACCATAATTGAAACTCTCTAAACAACTGATATGCACTAGGGTCGAGTCTATAAGTTGTCACAGGTAGCGCATATATCTCCCTGACCTTCATATCCCATTCAGACCGATGGGAAAACATATCAGGTATAGGTTCACCACGTTTTGTAAAGTCCTCTCTGAGTATTGCAGGGATAAAACGCTGAAGTAGTCCATCATCTGACATCTGAGTTATGCGTTCTTTATAAACCTTTGGTTGAATATTGCCATAAATGGACACTGCCATGTTGTCAGCCTTGATGGTCCCCTTCTCTGAAACTCGGTCCATTGAGTACGGGTCAGCTTCATACGACTTAACCCAGCACGATCTATCTTCACCGGACCTTACATCCCCTAGCTTCTCAATCCACGATTTCATTTCGTCTAGGTGACACATCACACCACGGGGTCTATCTGCCACGATACGCACGAGTTTCTGTGAGGTAATATCCTCAACCACTAATTTGACTTCTACGGGTTGAGGGGGAGGTTCTGCACCCACTTGGGGTAATGTCGAGTGGTTAAGAACGCCTGTTAAGATAGACTCAGTATCAGTGGCTGCTGCTTCAATATAGTGTTTCTTGCTTTGTTGGTACATGTTATCGAGTGCTTCCCACTGCACCATCGATTGCTTAAACCGTGGTCTGTCTTCTCTTTCTATCTGGCTCAGTACCTGCATCATAGGTCGAGCACCAGGCGTTTTCTTGTCAGCAGGGTCACCGATGGTCATCACCCATAACACTGGGGGGACTTGATAACCTTCTACTAACTCTAACCGTGTCTGAGCATCGACTGCTGCACAAATGGTGGCGATACCTGAGAACAGTGGCACGAGAGGGTCGCACCCAACTGACTCACTGACTTCAAGGGCACGTATCCTGATCAGATCAGGCCATAAACTCATGTCCATATCGGGGGGTGGCAGGTGCATCCCATGAAGCACTTTGATAGGCTCATCAGGTACGACATTATGGAACAACGACGTTACATCTGGCGATGGTCGCTTGTAACCATACTCCTGGGCAATGTGGAATAGCGACCCTATTTTGATGCCTGAGTCTGCTTTGAACGACCTCCACACATGATCGATATCAGATGGTCCTTTGTACTTCGTAGGAGCACTGGCTGACCATTCATGCCAGATCGCCAGAGCGTCATCGAGTTGGTTGACCTGAGACCCTGCGTGGTGTAGCGCCATCCCGATAGTCAACCACTGATCACGTTGACAGTCTGCTGGCACCATAGCGAGAGCAGACCTGATGTCATCCCACGATGTAGGGATGGTGTCTGTGCTAATGACCCTCTCAGCGGGTTGTGAGCACAGTGTCTGCCATATATCTAGTAGGGATACGGGGATGACAGGGAGGTCTGTCCACTTGCCCCTACCTCCCCATTGGTAGGGAAGATTAGTCTGAGGGTGTGTACTTGGGGGCAGCACATCTTGCACGGTACACCCGTTCGTGGTGGCGCAACGTAGTTCATACGCTACTTGTTTTGACCCGTCAGGTGCCGTGTACGTGAGTTTTTTGCTCGGAAGGGTTAGTCCAAACGGCATCCTGTATAACAGCTTGCCATGACCTTTACGCCCTGACTCGATAGTTACAGCGTCAAGTGCGTTGTAGAGTGCGTCAAGGTCTACCCCTCTCTCAGCTAACAGACCCTTGGTAGCTGTCCAATGGTCAATGTCGATGGCACAGGTGCCGCTGAACGCATGAGCGATGCCTACACCATAGCCAGGTGGTATCTGCGTGCTGTCGTGGATGGCGTGGTCTTCCCTGTTCCAGCCTGCCAGTCTTGGCCCTTTGGTCCCTCTCGGTATCGCTACTAACTTCCATCCTAGTCTCAAGTAAGCGTCGAAGCTGACGGGCAGAGAGACCACTGTCTGTGGGAGTGCGTTCATGGATTTATTTTTCGCAGGTAGTTGACAAGTGGTGAAAGTATAGTACACTTGTCACACATTAGCAAACAAATCGGAAGGAATAAGATGGTAAAGCGCGTTGTCAGCACCACCACCCTGTCAGTGAGACTCTGCCCTGAGTTGTACGCTGATTTCAGAGATAAAGCCAAACGGTTTGGCAAACCAGCATTTGTCCTTCGAGAGCTAATGCTGGCGTTCGTTGAATCTCGACTCACTATCACTCCCCCTAAAACTGAAGGAACTTTGTATGACAATCGAAAATAATTTGCAGTCTATTGCTGACTCACTCAAGATCATTGCTAATCACTTGACACTGCAATCAACTCTTACTCCTGTGGCTGCTGTGGCCGTACCAGCGACTGTAGCGCAACAAGTGACTGTAACACCAGCCGCTATGCCTGCACTACCTGTTTTTGATCTGCCTGTACCTACTCCTGTAGCACAAGTGCCCGTACCTGTACCAGCAGTTGTAGCACAGGCATCTCCTTCGCCCTTCGCCAGTAAACAGGAAATGACTGACTTCGTGTTGTCATCTTACAAAGCACTCGGTGCAGAGAAAGGTGCCAAGATTCAGGATGTATTGGTGGCGTTGGGGCACAGAAATATAAATGATGTGCCATCTGAGTTGTGGGCACAGTTGAAGACTGGCATTGACGCACTGAAGGGTTAATTATGAGCGACCATGCCAAACTATCACCATCCGCGAGAGTCCGTTGGGGCAACTGCCCAGGATCGGTGCGGGAGGAAGCTAACTACCCCAAACGTCCTAGTGGACCAGCAGCAGTCGATGGTACTCATAGCCATACGCTACTTGAGAAGTCGATTATGCAGTTCAAAGACCCGACTCAATATATCGGACTGACTCTCAAGGATGATGACGGTGAATTCACGATAGACGCTGACCGCGCCGAACGTGTTCAGTTTGCTGTCAACTACATTGAAAAACGTGGTGTTGAGATTGATTGCAATACGATCATCGCAGAGCGTCATGTCAATCCTGTGGGTCTCCTAGGTCGTAATGATTTATCGGGCACAGTAGATATAACCCTGGTGACACCCGAAGTAGTCGAGGTTATTGATTATAAAGATGGTATGAACCCCACTGATGCTAGGGATCAGTTGGAACAGTATGCGGTTGGCATCATGTCTGGTATGCGTGATCGAGGTGAAAATATCCCTCTGAAATGGGTACTGACGGTGATTCAGCCGAAACTCAGGCTCAAGGGATCGAATGGCATTATCAACCGTGAAGTATCTTTGCCTGAGTTGGCAGTCATCGCTGACATGATTAAACAGCAAGCGGCTGCAACTGACGCAACTGACGCACCACTGGTGCCAGGGGAGGCGCAGTGTAAGTATTGTGCTCATTCGGGTGCCTGTTCTGCACGTGCTGGTGCCGCTATGGCCGCTGCCGGTGTGGTGTTCGAGGACATGTCTGTTGTAAAACAGGCCGCTGACAAAGAACCTACTACCATGACAGACAAACAGCTTGTCGAGATTCTTGAAGCAGCACCGATGCTGCGTCAGATGATCGAGGGTGCTGAGGCTGAGGCACTGCGGCGCTTGGAGGGCGGTGCCATCATTGACGGTGTTAAGGCTGTGCGTGGTCGCGGTAGTCGTGGGTGGGCTGTTGATAATGATCAAGAAATGGCTGATAAGCTCAAGAAATTTGGTTTACCTAAAGATGTTATATGGGCCACCAAGCTAATTAGCGTTGCGCAGGCTGAGAAAGCTGTATGGACTAAGACTAAAGATGGTCAAGAGGTCAAGATGCAGCTTAGTGACCGTCAACTTAAGACGTTGAAATCCGAATATACCAAAACTACTGAAGGGAAACTAACTGTCGCTCTTGCGTCTGACCCGCGCCCTGCCGTTACACTGTCGGCGGTGCCCCTGTTTGCAGCGGTGCCAATTGTTACTGACCTTCCCTCTTTCTTACTCTGATTGGAACTATCATGTCTGTTATCTACTTTTCAAATGTCCGTTGCTCTTTCCCTAACTTGACAGCACCTTACGTGTCTCGCAAGTTCCCAGCCGCACCTGCTAACTTTACTATCGACTTGGTGAATATCGACCCCCAAGACCCCAAGATTGCAGAGTTTTTCAAGGAATATGCAACACTGGCGCAAGCCACTTGGGGTGCTACTGCCCCTCAGATCATGCAGATGATTAAGGCTGACAAGCGTAGTCGTTGTTTCGGCATGGGGCCAGAGAAGGTTAACGAGGAATCCTTTAAGCCTCTTGACGGTTACGGCGCTGGTGTATGGATCAACTGCAAGAATAAAGATCAACCTCAAATGATTCGTCCCGACGGTGCGATTGCTGCGAACGGGATGGAAGCAATGGACTTGGCCCGAAAAATCTATGGTGGTTGTTATGTCAATGTAGCTGTCTCCCCTTGGTTACGGCTTGCTAACAAAGGGGTTAGCTGCAACCTGCTCGCTATCCAGTTTGCCAAGGATGGTGATCCATTCGGAGCATCCGCACCTGATGTTGCGCCCATGTTCGGTGCGGTACTCGGTGCTGCGCCTACTGGTGGGTTCGCTCCTGCTGGCGCTGCTGTTGGTATGCCAGGGCTTCCTAGCTTTCTGTGATGCGTATCTGCTGGGATGTTGAAACCTACCCCAACTGTTTCACCCTATCAGCAGAACACTGTGATTATCATCTGAAGTGGCAGTTTGAAATCAGCCATTTCAAGGATGACTCACGTGAGATTGTTGAGTGGTGTCAGTGGTTAGTGAGTAGGAAAGCACAGATGGTCGGATTCAACAGTGTTGGGTTCGATTATCCGGTGCTTCATACTCTACTCAAGATGGGTCGTGCGACTCCTGAGATTCTATATCAGAAATCTATGAGTATCATTCATGCTCAAGATACTGATAAGTTTGCGCAAATGGTATACCCAAGTGACCGTTTTGTGGAGCAGATCGATCTATACAAAATATGCCACTTTGATAATAAGGCTAAAGCTACATCACTTAAGGCTCTTGAGTTTGTGATGCGTATGGACAATATTGAAGACCTCCCTTTTCCTGTTGGGGTATCACTGACCCAAGAGCAGATTAAGGTTCTCTTGGACTATAACGCACACGATGTGACAGCAACAAAGATGTTCTACCATAAGTTGCAGGAGCAGATTGACTTTCGTACTGATCTGACTCATAAACATGGTCGCGACTTCATGAACCATAACGACGTGAAGATTGGTAAAGAGATATTCCAGATGGAGTTAGAGAAAGTTGGTGTCCAGTGCTACAAGTATGGACCCAATGGTCGTGAACCGAAGCAGACCAAACGACCCTCTATAGCACTGAAGGACTGTATACCTGATTTTATTCAGTTCAATCACCCTGAGTTTCAACGTATCTATGACTACCTTAAGAGTCAAGTTATCACTGAAACAAATGGGGTGTTCAAAGACCTGATAGCTAAGGTCGGCAGACTCGACTTTGTGTTCGGTACTGGTGGTATCCATGCTAGTGTCGAGAACCAAGTGTTTGAATCTGATGACGCCTACATGATTCTTGATGTAGATGTGACGAGCCTATACCCATCTATTGCTATCGAACAGGGTTATTATCCTGATCACCTGGGTAAAGAGTTCGTAGATATCTATCGTAAGATGCGTGAACAACGGGTATCCTACAAAAAAGGCACTGCTGAGAACGCGATGTTAAAGCTAGCACTCAATGGTACTTATGGAGCTAGTAATGATCAGTTCTCAGTGTTCTTTGACCCTCAGTTTACGATGAAGATCACACTATCAGGTCAGATGATGATTGCTATGTTGGCTGAGAAGTTGATTTATTATTCAGAGATATGTCAAACGAATACTGACGGTCTGACTTTATATTTATTGCGTAAGGATGAACAGCGGATCAGAAATATTTGTGCTGATTGGGAGAGTATCACTAAATTAAAACTTGAGTTCGTCGAATATACCAAGATGATTATCTCTGATGTGAATAGTTACATCGCAGTCAAACAAGACGGGTCTACCAAACGTAAGGGTCGCTATGAATACGACCTCGATTGGCACCAGAACCATAGTGCCTTAGTCGTTCCAAAAGTGGCAGAGATGGTTCTTGTACAAGGTACGCCTATCCGTGAGACTGTGATGAACTGGCCTGACAGACTAGACTTCATGTGCCGCATCAAAGTACCTAGGTCTAGTCACCTAAAGTGGGGAGGGGTACTGGTACAGAACACAACACGATACTACGTTAGCACTGAGGGTAATGAACTTGTTAAAGTGATGCCCCCACTGGCTAAAACCCCGGCTAAGTGGCGTGAATTCTCTGTTGAGAAGGGTTGGACGGTTCAGGTGTGTAACGACATCAGGGATGCGTTTGAACCGATTAACTTTGAATATTACATCAGAGAGATTGAGAAGTTGACATTAGGAATGAAATGAACGACATACCCAACTTTCACACTTGGCAATATGTCAATCTTGCCAACTTCGCCACTGATGCATACTTACGACTCAGAGAGCAACAGACCGAGATTGAACTTTTAAGACTGACTATATTGGAGTATTGTGATGTTAGAAAAGCAGATAGAGCAGACAGTCAAAAGGTACGCTGAATCAAAGGGGTGGATTACCCGCAAGTGGACATCCCCCGGTCATGTTTTTGTACCTGACCAAATATTCATCATACCGGGTGGTGCGGTGGTCTTTGTGGAGTTCAAGCGCGAAGGTAAGCTGCCAACCCCTGGCCAACTTCGGGAGCATGACAAACTCCGCTCCCAGGGGTGTACTGTATGGGTTATTGACTCTATCCAATTGGGTCGGGAGCTAGTCGATGCTTGCGCCTAGTAATCTCCATGACTACCAAAAGAAAATCATAGAATTTCAGTGTTCTCATCCAGATAGTGCAATATGGGCTGACCCAGGACTGGGGAAGACTGTTGCTACTCTCACGAGTGCTGCACACCTAATCTCTAGTGGTTTCCTGACAGGCGTACTAGTAGTGGCACCTATCCGTGTCTGTCGGCTTGTGTGGGCACAAGAGGCAAAGAAATGGGAACATGTTAAAGACCTACGGTTCATGACCATGACAGGTACAAGGGACCAACGGACTCGTGCGCTACTCAAACCGGGGAATCAGATTTGGCTTATCAACTATGAAAATCTAGGCTGGCTTGCGGAGGTTTTAGACACTTACTTTATAGGTAAGGGTAATCCTTTACCATTCGACGGTTTAGTATGGGATGAAATCAGTAAGTGTAAAAATAGCACTACTCAGCGTGTCAAGTCAGTCAGGAAGATTCTTAGGTATTTTAAGTGGAAGACAGGTCTCACTGGTACACCAGCCACTAACGGCTATAAAGACCTACATGGTCAGTTCCTAGTGCTAGATGAAGGTAAGAGACTAGGTACTAGCAAAACAGCGTTTAGGACTCGTTTCTATCGCAAGGTAGGGCCATACAAAGAGGTTGCTTTCGATGACACTGAGACCACCATCAAAAACCTGATTGGTGACATGACCATTGAAATGTCTGCTGCTGACTATCTGAAGATGCCTGACCTGATTGTGAATGATGTATGGGTCGAGTTCGATGAGCTTACCCGCGTTAAGTACGACAAGATGGAGAAAGATTTCTTTCTGAAACTTGACTCAGGTGTTGAGAAGGAGATGTTCAACCAAGCGTCACTGATGAACAGTTGCCTTCAGTACAGCAACGGTGCTATCTACCCCATAGCTGGTATGCCGATGTGGGAACCGATTCACTCAGAAAAGCTGGACGCATTGGAAGAAATCATTGACGAGGCCGCAGGTAAACCCGTGCTATGTTGGTATCAGTACCGCAGTGACGCTGCCCGAATCATGGAGAGATTCAAAGAGCTTAGACCTATTAACCTGACAGAATGCAAGAGTGAGCAGGCTCTGAATGTTGCTATGGCTCGGTGGGCATCAGGTAATTGTCATTTGATGATCAGCCATTGCTTGTCGGCAGGGCACGGCATCGACGGTCTACAGAAAAGTGGACACACAATGGTATGGTTTGGTCTGACATGGTCGCTTGATGGTTATCTACAGGCGGTGGCGCGGCTGCATCGCCAGGGGCAGGGTCAACCTGTCATCTGTCATCGCATCCTGACCAAAGACACCTTAGACCAAGCCCAAGCTGATGCGTTGAACCACAAAGCGACTGATCAGGCGTCATTGCGTAAGGCAGTGTCTGAATACCGAAATAGCAAAAATAGTTTGAAAAGTTCTTGACAAGTGTTCAAAGTGTGGAACAATAGCACTACAAACAATGAAAGACACTTATGACAAACGATGAACTTGACAATGTATTGAAAAGCTGGGCCAGCATGAATAAGGCGTTGTCCATGCTGACAGAGAATGATTTGAAGACCGCCATCAACCGAGAAATTACAGGCAACCGCCGCAAAGATGTTGCTATTCGGTTGCATCAGAGATACACCATTATTAGGTCTAAACGTGAGCGCACGGAACTTATCGATGCTATTACTGAAGTACCAGAGTTCCTAGTAGGAACACCGTAGTTAAGGACTATCTTAGTTACTAACCCAAAGGAAAAACCATGAACATTGAAGACCTAACCTTAAAACAAATTCGTGAAATCCAGGCTCTCACCACTGGTGCATCACGTATCCCTCCTAGTACACATCCGTTTGTTGGAAAGTACGTTATTGCACGCTGCTACTCTGCCGGAGTACACGCTGGCACGGTTGCCAGTGTGGACGGAGAAAACGTCATCCTCAAAGACAGCCGCAGGCTATGGAGCTGGAAAGCTAGAGATGGTGTGGCGCTGTCTGGTGTTGCTCAGAACGGACTTAAATCAGAAGGGAAAGTTGACACAGTTAATCCTGAAATTGCACTGATGGGAGTGTGTGAATTGATACCATGCAGCGTGAAAGCGCGGGAGTCTATTGATGGCTTCAAATAAGAATTTCAGATACGACTCCGGCTACGGCTACGGCTACGGATCCGGCGACGGCGACGGCTCCGGCTACGGCTCTGGCGCCTGCTACAGCTCCGGCTCCGGCTACGGCTCCGGCGACGGCTCCGGCTACGGCTACGGCTCCGGCGACGGCGACGGCTCCGGCTCCGGCTACGGCTACGGCTACGGCTACGGCTCCGGCGACGGCGACGGCTACGGCTACGGCGACGGCTCTGGCGCCTGCTACGGCTCCGGCTCCGGCTCCGGCTCCGGCGACGGAAACTAAATGACTGACAAAGACAACAGGCGCGGCGCACAAGGATTAAACGAGGGCGCGGGTATTGTTCCGCGTCCGCTCGAACGCAGGGTTAGAACTCTGTGCAATTCGGAGAAAGATATGGAAACCAAAACTATCAGATTTTGTGAATTCACTGGCGACGGCGAGCATGACTTTGATGAGGTCGGATACAAGAAGAAATGCCCGCACATCGGAATCATGGACAACTGCCTGCTGCACAAGAAACCCCTCGGAGAGTATGAAGGTTGGCGTGTGTGCTGCGCGGAATGCACGATACCTGTGCAGGTAAAGACAAGTGAGTTCTAACGCAGAGTCGAGCACCCCGCAGGGTGTGACTCGGACGCCCTGTTAAATGACAAAACTTTGAACGGAGAAAAACATGGGCAACTGCAAAAACTGCGGCAGTTTCGCGGTGAACCACCATTGCCACGGTCGGGACGGTGGCGACGCTGATTTATGTGATGTTTGCTACTGGCGCAAACGGGCAAATGATGCGATGGCTGCATTGTTGTCTGTAGCCGCGACACTGGCTTGGACCTGCTTTGGCGAGTGCCGCGTGTACGACGCCTACGGGCACCAGGGGGAAATAGCAAGTCCTGCAGAAGCAGATGCCATTGCAAAGAGCGTTCTGTCTTTGCCATTTAACGCCGGAGATAAGCCGCCGCAGGTCGGCCTTGATTGACCTGTTATGCAGCAATGCTGCCGAAGGGAACGTATGCAAAGACTAGTATGTTGGTTTAGCTGTGGTGCCGCCAGTGCGGTTGCCACAAAGTTGGCGATTGCGGCCTATGGCCTGACGCATGAAATTGTGGTTGCCCGCTGCGTGGTGCGCGAAGAGCATACCGACAACGACCGCTTCGCCGCTGACTGTGAGAAGTGGTTCGGCTTGCCGATCACGAACATGATTGCGGCTGACTATGACGGTAGCGTTTACAACGTAATCACCAAGCGCAAATACATTGCCGGGAACGAAGGCGCACCCTGCACGATGCTGCTGAAAAAGAAGGTGCGCGAGGACTTCCAGCGGTCCGACGACAAGCATGTATTCGGGTACTGCGCGGAAGAACAAGGCCGGTACGATGACTTTTTGGACGCCAACAATATCGACTGTGAAGTGCCGCTGATTGATCGCCAGTTGAGCCATGCAAACTGCTTGGCGATGATTCAAGACGCTGGAATCGAATTGCCGACTATGTACAAGTTGGGCTACCAGCACAACAACTGCATTGGCTGCGTGAAGTCTTCAGGCGCCGGCTACTGGAACAAGATCAAGCTGGATTTCCCCGAGCGGTTTTGGATGATGGCCGGAATGTCCCGCGCACTGGGGGTGAAGATGGTAAAGATCACCGTCGCCAAAAACACAGAGGAGCGCATTTACCTCGACGAATTGAAACCCGGCGTAGGCCGATACCAAGACGAGCCCGAGATTCAGTGCGGCATTTTTTGTGAAGCCGCGCAACGTGAACTTGCGGCATAACGCTGGCGGTAAGCCGCCGCGTAGCGAGTCGGATTGACCAACCTGTTAGCCGTCGCAGGACAAACGACGGCAATAAAACTTTGAAAGACCAAACCATGAGCAACACTGAAAACGACATTGAAGCCCTGATACAGGCCAAAGGATTGACCCGCCCTCGACTGACGCCGCAAGACGTGGACGCCGCGATTAAGGACGAGACTTACACAACGCTGCCGAGCGACAAGGTGATGGTATGTGAACTTACCTTGCGCAATGGATTCACGGTTCGCGGCGAGGCGGCGGTGGTAAGTAAAGCAAACTTCAACGAGGAAGTTGGCCGAAAGATCAGCCGCGAGAACGCACGAAACAAAGTGTGGGAGTTGGAAGGCTACCTTCTGCAAGAGCGCCTGTATCAATCCGTGGTCCCGCCGCAGTCACCGACCTAAAGGCCACGCAGTCACCGACCTAAAGGCCACGCCGTCACCGATGAAACTTGGTGACGGCTAACGCAAAGGTCATCGGCTTGTCCGATGGACCGACCTGTTAAACCGAATTTTTACCGAGGCCACCATGGATGATAAGTGCATGAATTGCAGATTTTGGAGCGTTTACGAAGTCGATGAAGCGGCAACATTCAAGCGCGGAACGTGCCGACGATTTCCGCCAGTGATTGACCTCATCGCTGTGAACGAGGAAGTGACGTTCTACAAAGAAAACGGCAAAGATGAGCCGGATGAGAACAGCCATTGCCCGACAGTTTGGACGCAATCAAGAACATGGCAAGACGAATGGTGTGGGGAATATCAACCGATGCGGTTTAACGCTTGAAGTGAGCGGGCTGAGCGGCTTTTTGCGAAGCTCCGCTCGACTGATGGGTTGGGCGGCAACGTAACTACGGAGAAAAGAATGGCACAACTGATTTTGCACAAAGACGGAGCCTACAACATATACACGACGGTTGCTGACGGCGCTTGCTACGAAAGCGCACTGACGCTGGAGCAGCTAACAGAAGTGATTCGCGAAGAACGAGGCGAGCAAGGTTTGCGCGAACTGCCGGCCCGACTGGAGCGGGCGCACCGAACAGGGTGCAGTTCCATGCTCGATCCCGGCACGCTCGAAGAGTGCATTTCGTGCAACCGCGCCGGCCAGGACGAAACCGAATTGTCGGTTGATGAGTTCGTGGCGAAATACCTGACATTGACGCCCAACGCAATGTAGACCGTCGCCTATTTCAGCAAGATTAGACGACGAAATATCCACAGGAAAGGACGAATCATGAGCGAGAAACGCTGCAAATTTAAAGAAGGCACTCACAACTGCGGAAGTTATGCCTTCAACCTACACCAAGAGGGGATTGATCAGGGGAAGTACTGTGACAGGCATTACTGGCAGAACCAGTGTTCGTTTCAGAAGAACCTATTGGACGAGCAGCAATGCACGATCAAGGCACTGAATGCTTGTATCGGTGCTGCAGACACGTCTCTTGAGACTATCAAAGTTGTGGATAGGTTGAGAGCGGAACTTGACCAGCTCCATTGTGATTCAGTGCGCATGCGCCTGGGGCTAATCATCGCAGACTACCGGGACAAGCAGCAACGCGATAGAGCACTGCTATGTGAGACCACCCCCGTAGGACGCGTGTCTATGATACTGGGCTCGAAAGTCGGTTATCTGACAAATACAGATTTGGCTGTTGGAACACTGCTTTACGCTGGGTTGATACAGGACTGACAAGGATGAGAGTAATCTGAAGGAGTAAATCAAACGTTCAACAGTGCCTTTAGCTGCATGATCAGCCCGATGATCGGTGCGCTGATGGATGGCCCAAGATTTGAAGCCTCAACCCCGATGGCATCAATTAAGGGAATGGCTGGGGCCAGTGCAGCAAGGGCGCTTGCGCTGATTGACGCTTGGGTCGTGACAGCGTTGAGTAAAATTTGAGCATTTGCTACGGCCTGAGCGTCTTGAGTGGCTTGTTCGGTAAGTGTCATCTGGTTCTCCTAAGTCTCAACCACAAAGAAAAAGCCCAGTACACCCACATGATGATACTGGGCAGCATGATGCTTAGGCCACGTTGTTAGCAGCGCTGTTGGTATTAGCGCCCATCGTGCCGAAGTTCACGGTCTTCTGAGTAGCTGCTTGGAACTGGCTATGCAGCGCGTTGATCTGCGAAGACAGCGCAGCGGTTTGCAGGTTGCTCATGCCGTCGCGGTAGTGGCGCGAATCGCCACGGTGCTCGATGATTTCAGCCTGACGTTCGGACAAGGTGCGGTTCAGCTCTTCCATCTTCAAAGTGTTGATCAGAGCGCGAGTGGTGTTGCCATCAGCGACGATAGCGTATCCGATCTGAGCTTGCCCAAGGGCGCTGGCGGCGGCGGTCTTGGCACCTTCCAGAGCGGTAGCAGCTTGGCCAGCAGCAGCAGTGGCATTGACAGCGGCCAGGGTGTTGGCGAACTGCATGTCAGTACCGGCCTTCAGCGCCGCCAGAGCTGTGGCATTCGAGAAGTTTTGCGATTGCGCGGCAATGAAGTATGCAGTATCCTGCGCCACAACACGGTCAGCTTCGGTGCCGGTGCGGTCAGAGTTGGCCCAGCCAGCGGTCTTCACGGTATCTTGCAGGTCACTTGCCTCTTTGGCGGCTTCCCGGCGAATGTTCGAGCCAATCGACTCCTGTTCACGCCGAATGTCAGCGTGGTCTCGCACAAGATCAGATGTGTCCAGTTGCCCAGTTACGGTGCCAGTTACTAGTTCAGACATGGTGTATCCTTAAGGAGCGGCGCGGATTGGCCGCTTCCTTAGTGTGCGCTGCCGAACAGTGCAGAGTGACAGTTCGTAGTACAAGCCCGTATCACAGGAGGCCAGTATGGGTATTCAAGACGAACGCCAGTCGCGCCGGGTTGACGCGATGCTCGCTTTCTCAGTCCGCTTGTCTGCGTGGCATGCGCATCATGCACGGCAGATTGGGGAGGGGAATATGGGGGTTGGGATCAGGGTGGCCCTGGAAGGCCACGAGCGGCGGCGGCGAATGACGCTCCCGTTTGACGTGGAGCGCAGGACGTATCAGCGCCGGAGGACTACTTAAGCGGCGCCGCGTTGGCAATAAGTTCGTTCGTCTAAGATTACCGCAGCTCACCCGCGATTGTCTGTCGGAATACCCGGGTCGGCCTGGGCCTTACCGCGAAACCAACTTGCTACTCCAAGTACACCACCGATAGCGAACCAGGCTTCAGTAGGAACTGTGGGCACAGGCATCTTGAGCAGGGGCAGCACAAAGTACACGCCCAGGAACATAACCCCGAACACGAAACCCACGAAAGGGCGCCATGTGTATGTTGGCCAATGGTCAGAGTTGGCCTCTGCCTGCATGGTTTGATTGACTGCCAAGATTGCGGAGGTATCCGCAGCAATGCGGTTTGCCTCCGACTGGACCAGCAAAGCCTGTAGATCGACTTGTCGGGTAGCCTCAATCTGCTTGATTTTTACGGCAGCGTCAGGGTTAACCGCCAGTGCCTGGGAGATTTCATCAGGGGTATTGCCAACGCTAAGAGCACTAGCCACCATAGCACCCATAGCCGTACCGGCAGGGCCACCAATCAAGGTTCCAACGAGTGGTGCGAATTTACCTACCGTGGAGCTTAAATCTTTCCATTCCATGTTCATTCTCCTTGTTTAACTTGTGGTCTTGCTTGGCCCGTTCTTCACGGTCCAGCTTGGCGTACACCGCCTTTAGCTGCTGGTCAATCGTGTGTGGGATCAACACCGTGTAAGGATTTATCGGTTGCCGCTTGATCATGATAAACCCCCTGACTCCGCCCAACGTAGTGCCTTGTTTGTCATAAACATGGCCTCAGCACAGGTCATGCGTGACGACCTGATGAACAAATCACCATCCTCGTCGTAGCCGATAATCAACACATCTTGCAAGTGCTTCGATTCAGCATCCACCAATGCGCTTTGCAGGGCTTGCTCGCAAGTCATTGTGGTTGCCGGTGGTAGACGTAGAAGGTTTGTCATGAAAGCGCCTTTCTTGCAAGTCCGGTAAGCCTATCTCGATCAGCTAGACCGATGATCCCGCCATTCACAAACCGTGTGACTTTTTCAATATCCCCAATGGCTGAATCAGGAATTCGATCCTCCCACCAGTGAACACAGGCTTCAAGCGCAAAGTGAGGCTGCTCTAGCAGTCCGGGAAGTGTGACCAGATCCTGCCCCATGAGCTTTCCAACAAACTCATAGTTTGCTTTGCCGGTGATCTGGATCGGGGAACGGCCACGATACCGCCAGCCATCACCCGGCTCAGTGTTGCCCATGCGACCACCATAAACTTTGTTCGCCAGGGCTTCGGAATTGTGCTCGTAGGGTTTGGCATCACTGATCATCGGGAAACGCTTGGGCCACACCAGGCACAGCCGCTCTGCGCTGTAATCAAGACTCTCGACCATCCGGCGCAGCCCGTCACTCTCATGCAAGAGTTGGCCCAGAAAGTCATCGAGTTCTTCTGCACCAAACGAGAAACTCTCTTCCCCGATCACGGCAGCAAACACCAAGGCCCATTCGAGTGAAGTAGCCATACCCACCCCGCATTGCATCAGGATGTGGTGCCAGTCGCTAGCGTCGTGCTTAACGGTTTTGATCATAGAGGCCACCCGAAGAAGTGGAATAGTGCCCACATGGTCCAAAAGTATAGCCCCATGCACCCGCTGAAAGTAGCTGCCTGAAATAGACGGTTACTCATAGATAAGGCCACAGCTTGGGGATAGACGCCTCGTGCGCCAATGGCAAAATGCTGCCCCACCAGAAATCCATGAATTGACGCATACGCAAGAAATAGGTTTCAGCTTCGTTGTTCATTTCGGTCCTTCTAAAAAAGCTCTCCATGTAGCAACAGTAGCAAACCCGAGAATACCAAACAGCCCCCATTTCACAACAGAAGCGCGTAGATCGGTCCAAAACTTTGCTGATGCGTCTGCCTTCTTGATCCACGCCTCATGGGCGCTACGGTGTCCGTCGGGGTCATCGTCAGGGAAGGCGCGGGTTATGTACTCCCGGTACACCTGCTGCTCTTTTCTAATCTCTCTCACTTCAACAAAAATTTGGCGAATTAGCTCCATGTTTGCATCAGTCTTTCGTTTGTCGAACTCCGGCAGAACGCTAACGTCAAAATCGAGTCGTGCAAAGTCAGAGTCGGTGCTCATTGTTGGTCCTTCCAGATGCACAAACACTGATCCAGATCAATAAAACCAAACATAATTAAATAGTCCATCGCTCAGCCTTCCATGCTTCGTAACAGTGGTTCTTTTCCAGTGACGAAAACACCCAATCTATTACAGGGCGCCAGAAGCCGAAGAACTTTTCGTCCCGGTACAGCTCATAAGCTGCTGCGCTCAGTGTCTCGTTGCGGTGCCCGTTGATGAGCGCCATCAGGAGTATGTCGAGCTGCACAAACACCCGAAATAGGTAGGGTTTCATACCGGCCACACCATCGCTGGCAGCGTCGCAATAAACGCCTCCGGACTAGCTGGCAGGGGCGCAGTACCGGCTTCAACAGCAGCCAGCAAATGGTACGCCAAGATGTTGCAGTTATCGCACCATGTAGCGAAGGCTTGACCCTCGGCCTGGAACGGCCCAGCAAATCCAGCACGCACCATGCAAGTGATGCGATTGTCGTACCGGCGTTGCTGTGCGGTGCTATCAAGATGCGTGGTAAGTGCAACATCAAAGGCATCCACCTGGGCTTTGCGTTGCGTCGCCTGGTTTACCAGCACTTGGGCAGGGGACAGGCTAACCACTTCCCAGGCCTGCTCATAGTGGCCCTTGTTGGTCAGCACAGGGGGCCATTCTTTCACTGTCTGGGTGATTGGGTCGTGCGCGGGGTGAGGAGCATCGAACACTAACTCATAGCCAACAGGCGGGATAAACGGGGCGGGGAAACTCGTGTTGGGGTTCGCAGACCGGATGGCCTGCTCGCTGTGCACTGCCTTGGTACTGGTGTCGATGTAATTCATGGTTATACCCTAACTCAGTGATAGATAAATGTACGCGGCCGCATTCACGTTGACGTGGGTTGCAGCTAGCTCGTTGACAATAAACCCTGAGGCATCCGGGTCAATGGAGTCGTCGGTGGTTACTTCAGCATTGGTTGTGTTTAGGCTCAGGTGCGGGTCATTGCCTGCAACAATCCCGCGTGTTGAATCCCATACAAACCAGTCGCCCATTGAGCTAGTACACTTGATCAGGATGAACCTAGCGCCTGTGGTGAACCCGCAGTTGATTGTTTGGCTCGTTCCGTTGCCAGTGTAGCTGCCTACTTTGGAGATACCGGCCAGGGTGGCGAATAGGTAGGCGACGTAGGTGTTGCTTACTTGATTGGTTTGTACGCCAGTGCCAACGCTGAAAACTGCTGCCGTTGGCCTAGTGCTGTTCCACCTAGCCGCTGCGTTGGTTAGTTTTGCTGCTGTCGAGTTGAGAATAATGTCCTCGGTTACTGCAAAAGCGTCACCAGTTACATACCAACCATCGGCGCCACTGCGGTTCTTAACAATCATCAGCTCAGGAGCAACACCCAAGTTGTGAGCTTCCGTCTTGGCTACTCCCGTGCCCGTATAGCAAACCCCATCGAACACGCCCGGAGCGCGGCGGAAATTCCACCAAATATTTGTATTTCCAGTGCCTTCTGGGGTTGAGAACCCCGGAATGTAATCGAAACCAACTGTCATCGCTACCTCTGCTGCGGTTGAGTTGGTATTTACGGATTTACCGCCTCGCAACCTATCAAACACCGTACCATCAAAAGAAATAAGACCAGAATAGTTATAACTGCCAATCACCATATCAACGGGGAAACCTGCGTTGACGAACGTGTTCGGTGTAGTAGACGCTACCGATGTGGGTGAGAAAACCTGCGTTCCAACAGTAGGTGCCTTCATGGGGCCACGACGGATGGCTAGGTAGATCATGGTTCCTCCCCAGATCGTTGCACCTTGAGTAAAGCCAATTGCATTAGGGGCTACTGTTGTCCCTGTCACAGTTAAAAAACTATACTCAGTAGCACTTGTACTTGGGTATAGCAACCTCTCATCTGTCACGGCTAACCCGCGAGAAGTGTCAAGCACAAACCAAGTACCAGCACCCGCAGGCTTTGCTAAAATGTATTGTGGCTCCCACCCAAGAGTTACAGCAAGCCCCGATGGATCGGTATAACTCCCGCATTGAATCATTCCACCAGCACTCGTATCGTGTGCCCATGCATAGACGATATAAGTGCCATTTCCAATAGTGGCTTGAGTAAGGGTTAGTGTCGTTCCTGATACAGAGATAGCTGCACTTGCTGCTTGTGCTGCTGTAGTGCTGAGATAGACAAGATTCCCAGCAGTCAAGTCCTTATGCCATGTGTACCAATCAGAAGCATTGTCAGTGCGCTTGACTGTGACCATTCCCACAGCGCCAAGAGCGGACAGGTCAACTGTCTGGTTGCTGCCGGAGACAGTAACTGTGGCTACTTTGAAGAACTTTTGACCTTGGGCGAAGGACCATGCAACATAATTCACTCCAGAGACGTTCGGGGTACCGAGGGTTGCCCCGGAGCCTAACACGAAACCAGTAGGAGAAACAGAGGTCACTACGTCAGAGTACGAAGCAGACTGTGCAATACCATTAGTAGATAGGACGTTAGCTACCCCGCGAACAGTGTCACACAAAAGGTGCACGTTACCGCCCACGTCTCTATTCTTATTCCAAACCATCCCCCCCTTACCCGCCAGATCAATCCCGTTCACAATCGTCTGGGTAGAGCCGTTGCCCGTATAGGTATACGCAGAGAAGTAGTCCTCAATCGCCGGGACTGTGGCTAACCCACCGCAGGCTGCAAGTAACTTGGTCTTCAGGCTCATTCCGTGTCTCCCAGGTGTGACCCATACAAGACCGCACCTACCATCCACAGGATAACGTCGGTCTTCCCTGCGGAGTACAGCGTGGGTGCCGCGCCTAACCCGCCTTGATTAGTCCACACTACAGATGGCCAGGTGATTGTGTTAGCTCCAGGGGTGATAACCAAGATGATGCTCTGCCCCGATGTCAAGCTACTCGTAGGGGTGCTGGCTCCGCTCAGCGTCCACGTTTGAATTGAGCCGTTGGCCATGCTCAGTGCTGGGGTAGTCCCTGAGACTGCGTAGACTGTCTCGGTGATGATACCCCTGGTGTCTAATGACTCCCAAGCGGCTGCACCACCGACACGAAGTTTTTGGAGTGTGGTGTCATAGTAAACACCGCCGTTTACATAGGCCGGGGCGGATACCGTTGACGCGGGGAATAGTGTCAGTGCCCCGTCATTACGGATAGTGAGAGCTGTCGTGAATGTTACCGTTGTACCAGCCGCAGCTGACGGAGCCACCCCCCAGTAATGCTGGCCGTTCATCTGGTAGTATGTAGAGGCATTCGCAGTGATTATCCGCCTCTGGCCTGCATTACCGATATAGGTATTCGATGCCAATCCCACGGTCTCAATCGCTGCACCTCCATACACAACCCCCGAGGCACCCACCTGCATTGCCACAGTGCCTGCATTCCATGCGCTGGGTGTGACGCCTAGCCCGAGATTGCCGTTTGCGTCAGTAGCCACAAAATGGCTCATGTCCCACATTTTGACAGTGCCCGTAGAATTTTTGAAATACAGCTTCTCGTCAAGTGTGTTAATTGCAAGTTCCCCGTCAGCGAGGTTCCCGGCTGTTGGGGCTGCTGCTGCGGTCGAGGAGTGATAAAGTTGGATTGCTGTTGCGCCTGTCTGAGCCATGATTGGTTCCTTAGAAAGTTCCGCCTGATATCCCGCCCCAAGCTGGAGCTGTTGCCCCGGTAGACGTTAAGATTTGCCCTGCAGTGCCTGGCGCGGAGGGCTTTAGATTCAGAGCATCTGCGACTTGTAGCGCGTCGAACTCCGCACCTATCTCTGACCCTCGAATAACCTTGCTAGGGTTACCGCTTATAAGTGCGTCTTTTGCCGCGAAGTCTGTGGTTTTTACGTAAGACATTAGTATTTCCCATCTTTCGTGTAAATGTCGATCTTCTGTACAGAAAGTGCGCGAGAGTTAACGGTTGCCTCTATGCCAACTTGGATGACCTTACCTGACCCACCAGCGTTTATCCCAATTACATTTGGGGATAGTATAGCTCCACTGCCATCTGTCCCGTACTCCGTTATCCCCCACTCGCCCATACCCGGCACTGGGGCTGTTAGTGTGCTTACATCAGCACCAATGGCGCTTTTGAAGTCAACCCCCCATTTAGCGGTGAACGCCTGACCTTCCGCCCCAATAAGCGTATAGATCACCTTCTTCAGTATCGAGGCTTGTGACGGAGTGCCGAAGTCAATCCAAGTTGTGTAATATGACATACGGTAGGTGGTGGTGTTATCAAGATAACCAGAATACTTCCCTACGTATCCCCCCTTACCAATATACAACGAGCGGTCTTTAGCGTACAGCATTGCTTTGGGGGCGATGGAACTCCACCCAGTAACTCGACTAGACCCGTCAGGCAGCAACTGGCGCATATCAAAACACAATGTGAGGCTAATCATTGGCATTGTGAGTAGATAAAAAGCCTCTACTGGGGAGTAGACTGACTTGATATTCGCTAGAGTTTCTACCTCGATGTATGATTGAAGATCAGTCTGTATATTGCGGCTGACAGAACGCATAGGTGCGGACTTCTCTTGAATCGTTCGCATCAAAGACCTAACCCCACTATTTGATAGAAATAGTACATCATCGCCTGTATTCTGAACAGAGTCTCTAGCTATGCACCCTACATTGTTTAGCGTATCGGACAACGACATGGTGGAGGGTGTAGATGCGTCTTTGTACAATAGCGTCTGTTTGTTACCAAAGATAATTAAGAAATTGTTGTGTGCCGCAACTGCAACAATCTCGTCGCCACCTTGGGGCCATACTCCTAATAGGTTCAACGTACCAGCGCTACCCGCAGTCCAAGCCCCTGGCGCGATAGTATCGCACCACTGTATCGTGTTTTTGTCGGTAGTTGTGTCAGCGCACCAGATACGACCATAGGCGCTCACAGCGCAGTTAGCTTGTAATACCGTGCCTGTATAACCAGCGCGTTCATTCAGGCGACGGAACTGAGTTGTAGACACCGAAGGCTCATAGATCAGAGGGTCGTGCCCACGCTGGAAAAAGATCATTACACCATTGAGCATCGCAGTTTGCCAATTGTTAGCAGAGATTGTCGGTGTCACTCCCCCACCACCATACGTCAACTTGGTCAATACTCCAGCGGCATACTTGAACAGGCATCCGTTACCTGTAGCGAGGATAGTTCGTGTTCCGTTGTTTTCGACCAACTCAGTCAAGCATGTGATGTCAGCAGTACTTAGGTCAGCGTTGACTGCGTGGAGGGGAGCCCATCCCTTACGCGCACCAATACGACCATACTGATCAATGACACAATTAGTTGCGTCCAATGCAAAACTAGGGTCCATGCCGACAGGGGCATCTTGGGTGTTGAGTCCATAGAAACCAGGGGAACCTATCGAGAAGGGGGTAATGCGTTGACCCATCAGACAGCCACCCAGCTTTCATACTCGATGAAGTTGTTAGACTCTAGGGCTATTTGGTCAGCAAGGATACTCTTAAAGAGTCCGTATGCCTCACTAGACGCTAGACCGCCATCTTCCCCTCGTTCGACCAATGCTCGGGCGAATGCGCCAGCAACCACTGCCTCATAAGGCACTGCGATGATGTCACTACCTGTGGACAGGGGTATCTGCGGAATGTACATATTAAACTTGATAGACGCCGCGCCGTTAGGGATCGGGAACAGCTCTACCTTGTTGTCTGTGCCATCTGTGCCGTTCCATGCGTAGTACACTGCTGGCGCTGACTGCACAATGGTAAGTTGCTGTTGGTCAGTAATCCACTGTAAAGGTGCATTTATCAGGCGAATCTTATTGGTTACATCATTTACGGCAATACCTTTAGGTCTACGACCCGAACCTGTCAGGGTATAGGTACTAACGCCGGGTGTTGTGGTCAGTGTCAGTGTTGCCGACAAGCAGTTCCAATCCCATGCGTCTTCGACTTGACGTTTAGCATCGTTGATATATTTACTGATGAGAATTGAATAAGGGTTGGTCGTGATTGACGCAACCGACGGTTCGCGCAGTCGGGCTAAGACTTCGTTAATACTTTCTAGGTAGGTCATTGTGTCAGTCCTTGAACCGCTGCGGGAGCTACCGCACCAGTAGTAGTTTGAGAGGCTATCAGGAACTTAATCGCGTTTCGTTCCTTGATACTAGCCTGCTCCATTATCTTCGCAGTCCGAACAGGGTCTTGCAAGATAGTCGCCAACTCTTTGAATGTGCGAGTCTGACCTCCACCAAAAAATCTTCGGATAGCTGTGTTTGCTAAAATCACACCCTGGTTCAAAAAGTGGGGGAGTTCAATTGTTCCAGAGACTGCCTTCTGAACTGCCGCGCTCTGGCGACCAGCTTTGGCTAAATCATTGAACTGTTGGTCGATATTCAACTCGTCTACTACTAAATGGAGCTTTGCTTCGTTCTGAGGATTGAGTATCTGGCTCAGTTCTTTAGATGTCGAACCTTCTGCTGCCTTCACTAAAGGTGTCTCACGCTTAACTGCACCAGCGAGTGCCGTGGCCTTCTCTCCATCACCTAGTGTCCCACCTAGGATTGATTGTGCTTTCTGACCGATCTGCATTTGACCGATAGCCTGCGCTGCTTTTGCAGACGCTTCCCTAGCTGCGTTGTACTCTTTTGGCAACACCGATAGAAACGCTTTCTTTGCACCGCCTACTTCAGAGTCTTTGAATTTTGACAAGGCAGTTTCAACCGTTGGGTTCTTGAATCTATTGTCTATAGCGACCTTCATCAGGTGCAGACCTTCAAGTGACCGGGTTGGGTCTTTGGCAATGTCGAGCAATATTGCCGGATCCAGACGGGAGAACTCAGGCGGTAATTCAGTTCCATTACGCGCAAGCGCTGAAGCATCTGACTTCGCTGCGTCGATGATTGGGTTCTTGGATATGTTCTGAATAGCCTGATTTGGTGGTGCAACTGTGTAGTCACCAAGCCGAACAGATGTCGGCCCACCCCAGTTCGACGTTACTGGCCTTGGTGGTGCAAGCGTGGTGTCCGCAACGATACGAGCATTTCTGGCTATATCGTTTGCATTTGCATAAGCTGCGTTGTCTGCTACTTTTCTCGCAGCAACAGAAGCATCCAGCGCGGCAGGGGTCTGAGCGAATGACCCCAGCATCGCTTGACGCCCCTGCTTCGCTACTGTTGTAGTGGCAAGCCCTGGAACAGGGTTCATTTTGTTGACAATATCAGCGATAGTCGAAAATTCAGGCGACTGAGCAGACACTGCGGCCTGTCCTGAGTTTTGTGGAGAAATCAGGGGTCGAGAATTCCTCAGAGCATTGATGACTTCTGGTGTTTTATCCCCGACTACTTTGTTTAGTAACCCCCCACCAGCGTTCTGCCGCGCCGATTGACTGAAGTAGGGCGATATAGCATTTACCGTTTTTTGGGCGAGTTTAGTCGCACCCCCTGCAACAAGAGGTACTGCTGCTGAAAACGCACCAACTTTTGCAGAATTTGCTAAGGCACTCTCGTCCGACTTTACAGGGACTGTAGCGGCTTCCTGTGCTGCTCCAAACATCCCTGATAACCCGGATATAGTTCCAGTGGCCCCCACACCACCAGCACTAATCGCATTAGCTACAGCAGGTATTGCTGTAGCTGCTCGCATTCCTGCTGCCCCAGGGAGCAGATTAGGCAATAGCATACCGACAGGTGCAGCACTATCTGATAGCCCCGCAACTGCATCTCGATAGTCCTGAATTTCGGCATCTGTTGGGGGCTTACCAAATAATTGTCGGTAACGCAATTTCCAGCCTTCGACTGTAGCGCCAGCGCCAGTAAGGAGATTCTCGAACATGCTTTGATCTTCCGTTACCCCCCGGTATAGCGCCTTTTTGCTATATGTTGGCGTTGGTTTAGACGAACGCGTAGGTATATCAAGAAACGTGTCTATCTTGTCAGGGGTATCTAAAAAATCATCAATCGATGTTGCCATTAGAACAACCCTCTGGATTGCATATCAATGAGAATCCGTTTCGCCTGCTCCCGATTTAACTTGCCTGCTTTAAACATGGCTTTAATCTTGTTTGGGTTTGTTTCACCTGACACAGTACCAGTATTAAAATTAGACGCTGTTTGTTGCGGTGTCGTAGCAGATGTTGGAACTTGGTATGAAGTATTAGCTTTCTTCTTTAGAATATCAACAATGTCTTGTACTCCTACACGGAAATCTGCCATTCCTGCGCGGTATGCTTTCTCGCTAGTAGCCATACTCATCCGGTTAAGCGCCTCAGTCGCCTTCTTTCCTTCAACTTCTGTGATCTGCCCAGCGTTACGTAATGAGTCAAACGCCATCAGAAAGGCTTTCCCTACCATTTGATCATGGAGGTTTGCAAAATCAGCCTCTTGTGTACCGGGGATTTCTTTTGCCTTAGGTAACCCCATACCGACAGCACTTGCAAAACCGGGATGGTTCTCCATCAAGTCTAGTGTCTGCCCGATTCGGTTTAACGTGTTCTCTGCCTGCGGCAACGCCATCTGAGCAGCACCTGATAATGCACCTACAGCTTTCCCCCCTGCACCAGCCTGCGCCACAGCGCTTGCGGTTGTAGGGTCGTACTGTGCCATCTGAAGTCCAGAAGATTCGTCAGGTGTCAGTTCATTACCGTTGGGCCAACTGACTTTTTTTGTTACAGGGTCGAACAGAACCATACCTTTATTGGTAGATACTAGTCGTCCAGATTGAGTCCCTTGACGCGCAGTATTCTGCCTCATAGTGTTCAGCGCAGAGATACGAGATTTAGCGAAGTTCTTCTCTTCTTCAGATGCCTCTGGATCACTAAGAATTGCTATCATGCGTTCATATTCTGAACCTGCCAGCGCCTTATCTGCCAGTGCGGCTTTGTACTTGGCGGTAGAAGCGTCACTTTCTAACTGTCGAGACTTTTCAAGTAGACTGATCGCTGCTTGTGTGTTTCCAGTCTGCTGAAATTTCAATGCAGCAGCTTTTAGACCTTCAGGAGTGGTAAGGTCGATGCCCTGCTGCATCTGCATATTCTGCTGCGCCTGCTCCATCTGCGGGTCTTTCATGCCTAGCATCCCGGCAATGCCAGCGCCGCCTTGGTATAATCCCATCGCCCCGCGCTGTGCAGCGTTCATACGAGCGAAGTCAGCAGCAGCCGCATTAGTTTCTTGTTGACGTTGCTGTTGGAGTTGCATGGGGGTTACCCCGAACATGCTTGATACGATATTTTCAGCCATTAGAGTTTTACCCCAGTGAATGGATCGAATTGATACTTCTGACTATCTTTCGCCAATCCCTTTAACATGTTTCCCCAAGGACTTCCTACCTGCTGTGCAGTGTTTCCTATAGTGTTTGCCGCATTATTCATACCATTCGCCAGTAATGACCCTGCGGTACCATTGGCGGCAGTAGATGTCTTGCCGAGGTTGATGCCCATATCGAGAGCATTCTGCCCCAAACCTTCAATGGTCGTTGCACCACTAAGCGCAGTTTGGTAAGGGGCGAACGCTGCTTGCTGAGTGCCGTACATACTTTTGAGCATGTCTCCACCAGACCCTAACATACCCATTCCATAATTAGATGTATTCTGCGCTGTGTTCATTGCAGTGGTGTATGGGTTATAGGCGTTAGCTTGGGTGTTGTACATGTTGTTTAACATGTCACCGCCAGAGCCAACCATATTAGAACCAAACTTGGCATAGTCCATTCCTCCCTGAGTTGCTTGTGCAGCCAGACCAAGGTCTTGTTGGCGCTGTGCGTTCATCAGAGCCTGCATCTGTGGATTGGATGACATCATCCCATCACCACCCCCTATAGCGAAGCCCCCGCGCCCCTGTGCCTGCATCTGCGCTTGTAGATTCGCCATATCTGTATTGCGCCCAGCAGAAAGCAGATTCATCTGATCCTGATAGTACTTCTGCGCTTGTGCCTGTGGGTCAGTTGCCAGATACTGATTTCCCAGGTTCATTGCGCTTTGCGCTGCCGTGCCCATACCTGATGTTTGAGCTTGCACCTGTGCTACATCTGGTCTCCACTGCTGCGCTTGGTCAAATAAGCTACCACCGACCCCTAAAGCTGTCTGCCCTTGGTTCATCGCTGTCTGTGCGCCTTGGGCCATAGGTGCTGTTGCTGCCTGAGCACCCCGATACTGCGTTAACATGTCGTTCGACACACCCATCAGTGCGTCCTGCTGCGCCTTCATTTCAGGTGATAACGTATACCCTGCGCTGTTCAAGTAGCCCGTTACTGGGTCAAACCCGAACTGAGAGCTGCCAAAACGGGTACTAACTCCAACAGGACGGAATTTAGCGGCATCTGCTGCGATTTGTGCGGCTTTGATCTGTGCGTCGGCTTGGGTCTGCGCTGCGTCAGAAGCAGCTTGCTGATTCAGGTACCCTCCTGCTAGATTAGCACCTGTGGTAAGAAGTCCCCCACCAGCGGCTGCTAGTGACCCAGCACCAGTAGCTGCGGCAACACCTGTGTCCAATGCTGACAATGTGCCGCCAAGTCCTGTTGCACCACCTGTCGTTAATCCATACCCGCTACCCATTTCAGCAAGTCCTGTTGCACCACCTGTACCGGATAGAAGACCAGTCCCGCCACCCATTTCAGCAAGTCCTGTTGCACCACCTGATAGAAGACCAGTCCCGCCACCCATTTCAGCAAGTCCTGTTGCACCA